ATTTAATTTTATAACAATGAAGCAAGAAGTAATTGTTATCTCAAAATTTTTATTGATTGAGTATTGCGTGTCAAATATATGTTGATTTAAATAGTGCGTATATCCGATTAAATATCCTGTACTAGATTGTTTCGTAGACAGTCTAGATTGAGTACCATACGATGTTATGCCTCTACGAGGAGACTTAGGTTAACCAGACCTTCTGTCGATCCGTATGTCTTTGTGTGTAACAGCTTGCGAACCGCTGCGCGAATCCAAGAATCCACTGCTCTCTTACACTGAACGAATTATTCCTGTAAGATTGAGCCCCGGCTGGCCTAAGCGTATATACCATTCTGAGGCGGTTGCGAGTGTAGCTCAGGTAACTACCATAGTATAATGTCACTCTTCGTACCTTTCTCCAAACTACACGAATTCGTAGAGATCCTTAAAGAATTCGCTGTAGGTGATATTTTATATCACAAGAACCGAGTTTCGCTCCTTGGAAAACTCCGAAACATCTCATCTGTTTTGCCCTTGCGTGCCAATTGCTGGACAATAGATGAAAAAGATGTCCAAGTTATAAGCTCATTTTGTAATTCCACTTACGAAATGGTGACTGATTCATCGAAACTAGCTATCATATGTACTGCTCAAAAATTACTTAAACAAGTAATTGATAAATATGATGACGCTGAAAAAGAAGTAGGCAAAACTGAAACATTTAAAGCTCACTTTAATCATTTGCCTAGTACAATTTCTACTGCTTGCGAATGGTCCAAATATTACTTAGATCACTATATCGGTCGTTACCGATACAATCAAACTATTCGTGATATGGGACCTGATATCGTTGATAATATGCTCCTTACTCCAAAACCTACAACTCCGATCCTTTTTTCCAAGAGTTACACAGAAGATATATATAGACTAACTTTGGCTGCTAAAGTTGCTACCACAACTAAAGCTACTCGTGAACAACAAAGCTCTGAACAAACCGATCTCGATTTTGACCAACCTGAACCTGGTCAAACAAATTTACCTGTACGAAGCTTTTGTACACCCACTTATGTTAACGAATCCAACTGGAAAGCTCATATGTCCTCCCATAAAGAGGAAGAAATAATTCTTAAAACTGATTCTGCCACTGCTATTCTGACAACTGCTAAATGTACGGAAGAAGAAGAAAAGAACCTTGCTATAGATTACGATGACGAATCCCAGAAAATTAAGATTAATCTTGCTAGATTGATCTATCAATTTATGAAATCAAGACGTGCCGCTACTGTTCCTGAAATTCGACATAATGTACATCATGCTATTAAAGAATACTGCAAAATGTTTGGAACACTATATCAGGTTGTTACCAAGAAAGCTATCAATCAAACTCTTGCCCAATTGAAGAAGGATAACATACTCACACATGAACCTATAACTGGAACCTATATCTTACGAGAATCGATGGACAATCGATTTCTTTTTGAAGCCCATATGGAATCAGGCCGAGCTAAAACTGAAAGCCTGAATAATGCTCGCTTAGAAAAGATGTGGTCTGACTATCTCGTTACTGTTAAACCTTTTGATGACCCTTCTCTAGTTTGCCAACACCCCTACCAAACTCGAAAGATTTGTACCCTTTGTGGATTGCTCACCCACCGAGGAAAGAAACATCTCAATGACATACGACAACAACATTCAACATTATCACCATCTTTGCCTGCTGTTAACATCAATTCCCCTACTTTCAATACTAATGATGTCTTTGATCCGAAGACACTTGTAGAAGAAATGGTTGGCTTAATTGATAAATTAGTTACTAAATTTGAACCACACATGCAATCAACATTTTCTAAGATCCTTCTTGGAAATGCTCCTAAGAAAGCCGAGGAATTGATGGACGGATTATCCCCTAAATTGAACGAAATTTCCAATAATCTAAACGAACTTGCTCCCGAAATGCGTGCCACTACAGCTAAAATATCTGCTGCGATTCCTAAAATCGAGCAAACTGCTGATGCTGTACAGCAGACTTCCGTTGAAATGAAGACTCAAATGCAACAATTTAACGATACTATGAAGAGTATTGCAACCTCAATATCTAGTTTCAAGAAAGATTTCATGTCCATGTTCTCTGGACCTCACCACTCTTCAGATTTTAGAGTTTTAGAACTGATCATCGCTACCCTTGCTACTTTTCTCGCTCTTACTACTTGCAATGATTCTCTTTCTAAAACCTGTATTATACTCATTTTTACTACTGCAACTGGTATTACTTCAACTCTAGCTGCAACTCTTGCAAACTTTGTAAATAATTTTTCTAACTCTACTTTTACCGCTCATGGAGGTCCTATTGTTGGTGCTGCCGAAACTGCTCTCGAAGGATTTGTACAAGTATTCCACAACATCTTGAAACCTACCACTCCCTTAGAAAAGAAAATAGATATTAATCGAATTTCCATTGTCACTTCCTATGTTAAAGCTATCAAAACAGTTAAAGATTTCTTTGTTTTCATAATCGAAGTTCTGAAACAATCCCTCATACAACTGTATGAGTGGTATTACGGTGTCCCCTATGGAGCCGACGAAGAAATGATTAAGCTGATTAATGACGGATTAACTTGGGTGCACATTGTCAATGCCCTACACCAAGAAAAAGATCTTAAAGACTCTCTCAAGAACGCTGTACGAAGAATGCAAATCGATCATTTGACTGTTGCTGGAAATACTATTGAAAAGAAACTGATTGAAAAGAAAGTTGATACCCATTTTCTCCCTGTTTTCATGGAGGTGCTCCGAAGACTTAGAGAAACCCAAACTCTTGCTAACGAATACCATCGAGTTGACAAAGGTAGGGCCCGCCCTGTCTGTGTCCACTTTGGTGGAGAACCTGATCAAGGAAAAACTGTTCTAGCTGAATTCCTTTCTGCCGACATAATGAGAGTTCTTGGAGTTCCTTACTCACAAGCTGAAATTCACTATTGGGTGGAAGGCAAAGATTTTTGGGATGGCTATAAAAATCAATTTTCTTGCTACATGGATGATTTCTTTCAATCTGTTGAAGAACAACACAAAGTTGCCCTTGAAATTATTAAACTTTGTAACGATGCTACCTACGCTCTGAATATGGCTAATCTCACCGACAAAGGAACCACATTCTTCGATTCATCACTTGTAATTCTAACCTCAAATAGTGCAGTTATTCCCCTTGCTCAATTGGCTGCCAAAATACAATCTCCCAAAGCTTTTCTTCGTCGAATTGATTTCAATCTACATGTTGAACGCGATAAAACCAAATGCAAAGATGGTTGGACTCGTGATTGCTATAATCTATTTCTTGCCGACAAACTCGATCGAACTATTAGACAACCTATTACATATACTGATCTGCTATCTCAGATACTTGCTCTCATGTCACTTCGCAACTCTGAAAACGGTAATGTTCACAAATACCTAGCTGCAGAAGAAACTCCCGACTTTGTAGAACAACTTAAAGTAGACTTTAAGAATGGAAATCTCGCTGATCGATATGTAGAACAACCTTCTCGAGATGATGAAATTGAAAAAGCCCTAAAAGAAATTGAAGAAGCTAAATCTAATAAAACGAAGAGAAAAACCCCTGTACAAACTGTAAATAAGAACTCTAACTCTAACTTAAACTACAAACCTCATATGTTAGCTAGAAAATCTAACGAACAAACTGACAGACAAAAAGACAAAAAACTCCCTAAGGAAATCCCTGCTATTCCGATATCTGATGAAGATTCTGAAGAAGATAATAAAGATACACAGTCCCCGGCCCCAACAAGAACTACGGTGACTGAAAGAATAAAACACTACTTTGATCCTGTTGTATCTTATATGGAACAGACTAGAGATTACCTTAAAGAAAAAATGTCCCATGTTACTGAACACCTCACTACTATTGCAGATAGAGTCAATTGCCCAAAGATATTGTCTACTGCTATTATTCTTACTGGTCTTCTTGGCATTGGTGTTGGAATGTATATATTATCCAAGAAAGAAGACCCATTTACTAATTTCTCTCCACATGGAGGTGGCCTTGCTCATTACGAAAAACAACATGCTTCGATATCCCCTCTAACCGGAAAGAAATTTTCGCGCCAAGCTCCTATTCTCAAAGATACTACTCCCCATTCATCCGATAACACATTACTTGATTTGCTCAGCAGTATATTCCCTAGAAATATTGGAAAAATCCGATCCACTCAATTTGGAGTTCATGCTACTTTCTTATACTCCAGAAAATTTTTAACTACTCTGCATTTTTTCCAGTACTCAAAAGGACCCTATACTGTGACTCTGCAAGGTAAAGAATACGTGTTACCCTCAACTGCATTCAAGATTCAGTCCCTTGTTGATTCTGATATTGCATTTGTTGAAATTACTGATACTAGTTTCCCTGAAGCTCCCGATATACGACGCCACATAATAACTGATGAAGACATTGAAGCCCTTCCCGCATCCAAATGTGGCCTCGTTACCCTATCTGATACTAATACTATTGTCTTCCGACAGAGTCCACATCCCCCTCAACCTACTGGACCTATGCAATATGTTTACGATGGGGATAGCGAACACCCTATTATAAATGCGAACTGCCTGATGATTTCTGTCGAATCTAAATTTGGAGAATGTGCCTTACCCTATGTTGTTCTTAATTCCAAAATGCAACGTAAGATTTTTGGTTTCCACATTGCTGGAGAAGCTAGTGGAAGATCCCTTTGCGCCCTCATTACCACCTCAGATCTTATGGTTGTAGGTTGGATGGAACAAGCTCCTAAATTTGGTGCTCATATGATAGAACTCACTCCCCCTGAAGACTCGATACTACCCCTTGACTCATTTAAATGTTCCAATGTTGAACTACTTGGTTGTTTGCCCCCTGAACTTGTGCCTAGACAACCTGGTTCTTCTGATTATGTGAGATCTCCTCTTTACGGAAAACTTGGACCTGTCACTGTTGAACCTGCATTGCTCCGTAAAACTAAGAACCCAGATGGAACTTTCATTAGCCCTCTCGCAAATGGACTTAAGAAGAAGTTGATCCGTGAAAAGAATAACTATAGACACCCAGCTGCCGACGATGTAAATGAAGCTATTATTCAAACTATCCCCTACAAAGTTATGCCTGCAATTTTGACCGAAGAAGAAGCTATTAATGGAAAACCTGGATATAGACATCTCCGTGCTATGGAAATGGATACATCATTTGGTTGGCCCGAAAATGTTGCTGTGAAATCTCAAAGAGACTCTACTATGAAGATACCACGTAGAGGAGGAAAGAAAGATAGAATTAAATATAATCGTTGGACTAAAAAATACGAACTCGATCCCAAAGGAAAAGCTCAACTTGCCAAAAATATTGAACGCCACGCTAACGGAGAATCCTGTGGGCTTGATCTAGCCTATTGTGATAATCTCAAAGACGAACTGCTCGACACTACTAAAGTACGAAATCCAGATGGCTCTTTTACTGGAAAAACACGAATAACAAACGCTGCTCCCGGAGAAGGAATTATTGAAGAAAGAATGTATTTAGGTGCTTTTATTGAAAATATGATGCGTTGGAGAGAAGAAGAAGACGATTGCTGGTGCGATTTAGGAATAAATCCGCATAGCTACAGCGATGTCAAAAAACATGCCCTTGCCACCGATCTACTTAAAGGAGAAGAAATAGAGAAAGAAGATGGAGACCTTAAATCAATGGACGCCTCAGAACAAGAGAATGATCACATAGATGTGAACTACATAATAAGTGAATGGTACAGAAGAGGAAATCCAAATATATCTGAACGAGATCTTAAAATTCAGAAATACATGGATTTGGATATGTCCCACGCTATACACATTGCTCTCAACTTAGTGTATTTAGTGTGGGGAAATCCTTCTGGCCGTGGATTGACCACAATTAAAAATTCACTTGTCATGCTCAAAAGAATTCTTGAAAGTGAACTTGAAAAAGCTCGCGAAAGAGGTGATACTAGATCTAATATCGAAATCTTGATGGAAATACTTAAAACGCTTAAAATACATACTTTTGGAGATGACCACGATGTTACCCACAAGAAAGGACGTGCCAATATGTTCAAGCTACAAGAAATTTGTGCCCGCTATGGAATGGAATATACGAGTGTTTGGAAAGACCGACCTTTGACTAGGTGTATGAAACCTGAAGAATCCCCTTATTTAGGTAGATACTTAGTTAAAGTTGATGGTTTTTGGCACTTGGCCCTTGCAAAAGATACTATTGAACAAATACCGAACTATATAAAGCAAAATGGAAGAGATCCTGCTGAAAAAATACTCCGTGATGGTGTGACTTCTTCGCTCTTAGAAGCCTACCATTGGGGAGAAGAATATTTTGAAAGTTGGAAATCTAAAGTTAATACTGCTCTTAAACTAGAAGGCTTGCAACCCGTTCTTCTCGACTACAAAACACTTGCTGGAAAATATTTCTCACTCACAAGAGATCCTACGTACAAACCGCACACACAAGAATTGCCATTTATACACGAACTAAACGAAATTAATATGTGGAAAGCTCACATGGAAGCTGTATCATTGTCTCAGAATCAAGAGGTTACTAAACCTGCTGAGAAAACTGTGACTACTACAACCTTCGCTGATAATGTTGGACGAGCGAACCCAACCGTAGAAATCGGATCTAAAAAGACTGCTGCTGCTCAAGGAACTGATCCGTACCCTGACCAAGGAACTAGTACATTGCTCTCACGTGCTGCTCCCATTTACTGGTTCGATTGGAATTCAACCGATCCTGCTGAAGATGTACTTGCCTCAATTGACTTCCCCGACATATTGTTCCAGATCCCAAAAATACAACAGACTCTTGATCGTTTTCAGTATCTCCAAGCTGGAGTGGAAGTCTCTATTCGCCTTAATGGAACAATTGCACACGCTGGTAAACTAGGCGTGGCTTGGGTGCCTCATCAAAAATTTGGAGATACTACTATGCAACCCTTTGATACTATTTGGTCTGCCTCAACTATTAATTTTCACATTATATCCGCAAACACTAGTACAACCGTTGATTTCATTATTCCATTTGTTGGCCCCTCAAACTATTGGAATATGAAAGATGATTCGACTTCTGATGCTCGTGGATTTATGGGACAAGTTGTATTCTATGTTCTTCACCCATTGTCCCAACCTGGTGCTACTGCTGCTGTAAAACTACCTGTAACTGTATATGCTCATTTTGTTGATCCCATTACTTCTGGACTTAGTTTGCGTGAATCTGCTATGGTCAATTACATCAAAAGACAAAAAGCAAAAAGAGATAGAGCTAAGATTGAAACTGGAGATTTCAAAGCACACATGCAAGACGCTTCCACCAAAGAACAGAAGGTTAGATCAGATCAAAATACTCTGGCCTCTGTTGCTACCAATACTATTGGAACTGTCTTCAAGACAATTGTCAAGCCCTTCACTGACTTTGCCTCTGGTGCTTTGGAAAGTCTTGGAACTGATGCTTTAGGAGCACTATTCCTTGACAAACCTACCAGCATTCAAGCTACTTCAAAAATGATTAATTCACCACATACCTCTTTTGCTTTAGCCTCTGGGCAAGATGGAGCTGAAATGCTCGCTATGGACCCACAAAATCATGTTGCTACTGATAGCTCCATCTATTGTACTCCAAAAGACTATAATAAATTTGCAGAATATAAGTTACTCCCCTCACTCCTTGTAAATACTTCATTCAACCAAACTGCTACTCAAGGTGACAAACTTTTCATCATACCTGTCACCCCTACTTACGTTAATACTGTCGACTTCGCCGAAAAAGATGTGCCCACAAGAAGATACTATATGACACACCTTGCTAATCTAGCTTCGTTCTTTTCATTCTGGCGTGGTGGTCAAAAATATCATATTATATTCTCATGTAATAAGTTTACCACTGCCAGAGTTAGATTAACTTGGATTCCCGATCCCACATTCACTGGAACTATTGATGCTGATGATGAAGGAGATACTGTGAATAAAGTACTTGATATCTCTGGAGACACTTCAACTTCCATAACTATACCCTATTTGAGAGAAAGTCATTGGCAACCTGTGCCCACACCCGAAACTGCTACTAATGTGCCCTGTGAAACTTGGGATGGTTTTAACGGTCAGTTGATTTGTTCTGTAGTGAATCCTGTTACTTGTTCTAATACTGCCGATAATGTAGACATTTGGATAGCAGTATTTGTCGCCGGTGCTGAAGATTTTCAAGTTTCTAGACCTAGACCTCTCTGGAATGGATACTTGGATGCAACTGGTGAAACACATTCATTCAAAGCACATATGGCTAGTGCTGAAAAGTTAGCCACTGATACAACTGATATAAGACAAACCTTTAGGACAGTATTCGATCCTCTCATACCTGCTACGTCTTGCATACCAGTTAAGATACACATGGGAGAAGATGTTCAATCATTCGTAGAATTGTTACATAGGTACCACAATTGGAAAACTGGAGTTAGTTTACTTTCAACTCTAGTTGACTTTGACCCTTGGACTACTGTTCTTGGTACTGTTGATACATATTCACGCGTGAGAAGAACTTTTTTCTTCTTGAGAGGAGGCATAAGATATAAAATTGTGCCAAAGAAATCCGGAATTGTTGATGGAAACAAAGCTCCAAGATTGATCTATTACGCTCTAAATATAACTGATCAAGATTCTGCTTCTGATGACCTCACTGATACTGGCATTGCTTTTATGGATACTTCCCAGAGAATTTTTCTCGAAGTACAAACCCCCTATTATTGTCCTTGGAACATGATTAATACTTCGTTCTCATTAGAATACTCGAACCTACCTCGTTTGGGTGTTGGCGTGAGATCATATTATAATGCTGCCATTGACACTTACCCTACCATCGACGTCTACCTTAGCGTCGCTGATGACTTTACACTTGGGTGGCCTTCAAGCCCAATTGTTCTCAAAAATACTATTACCCCCAAAGATACTAAGATCTTCTTGAAGACAGGTGGCGACCGACCTGCTGATACTCAACCGGCAACTTATTTTACTATAAAAAATTCGAACTCAAACTCGATGGAAGATGCTTCCGAGTAAGAACCGTGCATCTTTCTTCTCTTTTGAACAGTTAATAGGGCCC